CCCGCCCGTGCTTCAGCTTGCATGGTGGCCTTCACGGTGCTTGCCTTCACAGGCTTCACACCGAGTTCCTTGGCCAACTTCTGCAGCTTCTTGTTCTTCGGATTGAGTGCAAGTGCGCGCTTCACTGCTTCCTTGTCCGAGAGCACGCCATTGTCTGCCTTCACAAGATCATCGAAGCCGAGGCTGCGAGAGCGCCACAGGTCGTCCTTGATCTTGGAGCCCGTGACTCGGCGTGTGGCCTTGCGCGGCTGCCCTCGCAACCACGTCTCGAACTTGGTGTCACGCTTAATCAGCTCAGTCTTCGGGAGCTTATCATCTGGGTTCTCTCGCAGCGGACGCACCCGGCGGTACTCATCCTCATCCACGGGCTCGTCGCGCAGGTGACCAACAAGCGTGCACCTGCAGTTAGGGTGCCGCGGAGGACCAGGTGGGTTGGACCCGAGCGGGAAGAATGTCCCGTGTAGAGATGCGCACATCATGCAGACGCGGTCATCGAGAGTGGCATCCCATGTGTACCCATCGAACACGTCGGGATTGTTCTCGTATGATGCACGGAGCGCATCGTTCGTGGCCGCGCTAAGATTGGTGCGCACCAGTCTGGTGGCAGCTGCCTCGGCCATCCCTGTGATCTTCTGGATGTCCTTGGTCATCTCACCAACTGAGTCTCCAGATGCCAGGCCCGAGGAGATGCGGCGCTTGATGTTCTTCTTCATGCGCTCACTGATCTTCTTCGCACTGCTCGCGGGCGTGGTGTCAAGGAGCGGGCGTGTGGCCATCTCGTTCACGGCGCCCACGGGTACTTGATCGAAGGTGTGCGTGAGGTCTGCAGCCTTCCCCGCCGCCTCCTCGGTGAGGCGGGCAGTCTCAGCCAGTTTGGTGTTGATCACCTGCTGGCGCATCCTGTCCACCGCCTCACCGGTTTGCTTTGCCGCGGCGTCCGCAAGGGTGTCAACCTCGTGCATCAATGAGCGAGCCTGTGCCTGCGCCTGGGCCGCTGAAGAAAAGCCCTTGTCCTTCAAACTCTTCAACTCTTTGATGCGATCTTTCAGGCGGGCTGTGGCGTCACTGTATGACTGCTTCACGACGTTGGCAGCCGCGATCTCGTCTCGCAGATCAGCCTGCCTCGCTCGCATCACGTCGTCAGTGAAGCCCATTTACCCCGCTTCTCGACCGAATGCCATCCGGTCTGCCTCTTTCATCTGCTCGTTCACCGCTTCGTCGGGCTCAGCTGCATCGTGCCCGCGGAGTGTAGCTGCCGTGGCCCTGGAGAGGATGCCCTTCTCAACATCCTGGAGAATCGCGGCAGCTCGCTCAGGATTCTCATCAATCCAAGGTTGTTCATCGATCTCTCGTTCAGCTGCCTGGATGACATCCTCATCCACAACTGACTGGAGCTGGATGCGCACCATCTGCTTCGTGAGTGCCTTCTGGTACTCCTGACTGCGCACCTCTTTGCGGGCCTTCGACAAGCGGTCGAGTGCCGCCTGGCGTTCTTCATCGGTCTCCAGCTCGTACTGATCAGGATACTTCACCGAGGTTGCTGTGCCTTCACGCCCGAGGTATATGTGCACGATGTCCGCGATCTCTCGCTCAGCATTCTCAAGCTGTGTCGCAATGTACCTCAGCCCGGCCGAGAGACCCACGCGATCCTGTTTCTTCGATTCACCTGACTGTTTCAGCGCTGCCACTGAGAGTGAGGTGAGTGCGAGATCGCACGCTGCACGAATGCGCTTGGAGATCTCCTCCTGCTTGCGCATCGAGCCATCCAGATTTTGCGTGGGCGGTGCCACATACGAGGGCGCGTCAAGTCCCTTCTTATAGCGCCTGCCCTTGGCGATGCCCATCGATGAGCCTTGCCCATCCGAGCTCTCGAACGCGGTGTCTGTCTCTTGATTCTGCGGTGTGCCAACGAACTTCTTCTTGCCCGTGGGTCTCAGAATGTCTGTGGCTGGATCATACTGCTCAGTGTAGAGTGGGAAATTGCCGCGGAAGAGGAAGCTCATATCTGTGCTCGCGAGATTGAGCAATCCCACCTGCATGTCAGCGATGTCCACCATGAGTGACTGTGCGATGCGGAACTCCACGATGGGCAGGCGTGGGAGATTGAGAATGAAGGAGTCTGTCTCTTTCCCTTGCTCATCGTACACAACCACGATGACACCGGGACCCAGCTGTCCAGCAAATTCTTCACCGTTGCCGAGCAGCTTAACGAGGCGGTACTCTTTCTTCTGGCCCGTAGTGAGTCCCGTGACCGGGTCCTTGCAGTCCACCCATAGTTCCAGCAGCGCCGCTATGAGCCTGCCTTCATCGTCATATGTCCACGACTTGCATTGCTCGGCGGTGAATGTCCATAGATAAGGCAGATCCTTGGTCTCATCCGCGCGAGTGATGGGCGTTGCCTTCGTGGTGCCCGACTCCTCGCCATCCTCGACCTCGCTGGGCTGTGGAGGTGCATCCACGAACACGTAGATCTTCGTCTGTGTCAACAGGCGTGGCAGGATCTCCGTGCCGATGAAGGTTGTCATCGATGAGCGGAATGTGTCAACATCTTGCGTGGTCATCGTCACGTAGCGTTGATCACCCGTGCGAGCAACCTGGTGCATGTGAGTAAGCAGTGCGTCTCGTACATCGTTGACTGCCTGCTGCGCATCACCGGGATTGTAGGTGAGCTCTTTGCGGCGGTCGAAGTCCTTCTTGTACTCGCGCTTGGAGTAGCGCTTGAGGTATGCCTCAATGAAGTCTCGGCCACCCTCATACGCGAGCCAGTACTTGATCCACAGGCATATGTTCTTCACGTACTCGGGATGAGCGAGCTCGGTGATCTTTGTTTTCTGTTCCGCCATTTACGTTGGATCCTCAACCAGACGCGATGCCTCACCAGCCATGAGCTGTCCTGCTTTGCGCACCGCCATTTCCAACGCGTCCGGGCCATCATCGTGATCGCCCGTGGGCCACGTGCACATCTGTTCAACCAACATTCTCGCGCCACGTGACCGCTTCTTGAACCTGATGCGGCGTCTGGTCACGTACGGGTCGAGTCGCCTGATCCGCACGTTCTTGTTTGTACTGCCGTTGTCCAGCGGGACGATGGGCGAGAGGAGTTGCTGCCTGATCGCCTCATCTTCGCACTCGAGAACGATGCACTCTTGGAATTGATTGGACTCAACCACCGCGCAATCAGGCTTCTCGTGCTTCGTGTATGCCACCATGTCCTGCACGAGTTGCCTCACGGGTCGGCGGCGCATGTCGCAGTCCACCCACAGGAGACCGTCGACATCGACCACCAGGAAGATGATCGCCTGGTAGTCTCCACGGCGCGCATCCTTGCCCTTGCTCGGGTCGAGGGCCATGACTGATGTGACCCATTGATTCTGTGGTGGCCATTCATCAAACCAAATGTCTTCACCATCGAACATGTCACCCCACTCGCAGAGTGAATAGTCGATGGGATTGCACTGCATCTCCTGCTCGAAGCTGGAGTGGCCCATGGCCCGCATCTTCATGAGCGCAAGCACACTGTATAACTCGGGCCACGCCACTATGGCGCCCTCATCCATCTCCTTCTGGTGCTGCTTGTAGAACTCATCAGCCTTCTGTTCAGCACCCTTGGAGAGGGCCGCGTAGATGGACTCCCACTCCGCCCACAGATCCATGCGCGTCGGCATCCTGAAGAATGCTTTGAATGCCTTCCTGTCCCAGCCAGGCGTGCGCATGATGTGGGAAACGAGACACTCACGGTGGAGTGGTGTACCGATGACGATGAAGTTTGTGTCCTGGCTTCCAGCTTTCATCACCGAGTTAAAGAACCACTCTCGTTTGTGCTCACGTGTCGTGGCCGAGTACTTGCTCTTGTCATTCTCGGGATCATCCACGATGATCAGCGAGGGCCTGTGCTGCCCGTGCCGCCTGCCTCGGATGGGGTTGCCCGCACCGAGCGCCTCGATCATGATCCCGTTGCGGGTGATGATGCTGTTCTTCGTCCACGTCTCGCCCTTGCCACAGATCTGTGGATAGTCTTCCGCGAGTGCTTCGTTGGTCTCGAGCTCCACCTTGATGGATGCCAGATACTTCCTCGCCTGTGGAGCTGTGTCCGCGCTCACGATGATGTACTGCTCGGTGGCATTACAGACGTCGTAGAGTGGCTTCCCTAGTGTGAAGAATGAGCTCTTCGCGCTGCCACGATGCGCAACCCTCACATACCTGACACCGCGGTGGGTCTGTGTCTGGTGTACCACGTTCGTGCTGAAGTCGCGGTGCATATAAGAGAAGGGTCTCTCCACATAGTGCGGGAGGTAATGCTTGAACCACCCGAGGAAGCCACCGTGCTGCCGGCGCCGCTTGATCACGGTGTGCCGCTTCACCTGCTCCGCGAGGTGAGTGCGCATGATCTCGATGCTTTCACACGCAGGAATCATTGATCATCCTCCGTGGGCTCAGCTGGTGCGAGATCAGCATCTGTGGCTGTGGAGACTGGCTCTTCAGCCTCCTCGATTTCTTTTCTCAGTGCTTCAACCTGTGCACGAAGTTCACTCACTTTGTCGGTGCGATTTCTAAAGCGGTGCTTGAGCTGGTCACGCCCTTTCTTCGAGGGCTCGAAGCTGCCGCGTGCAAGGGTCTTCCTCGTGAGCTCGTTGTTTGCCTGTGGGAGTGGAAGCTCGAGAATTGCTGAGACACATGTCTCCG